TATTGTTAAGCTGCAAGATGGTACAACAACCATCGCTAAGATTAAAGACTATTACCGGGTATCAAAAGAGAACGAACAAGAACTACTTAACATACGATAAATGATTGGAGGCATAATAAACACTATGGAAACATCAGCATTAGTAGAACATTTTAACCAAGCTGATATTAGTTTTGATGTATGGGCAGAGCAGCGAAGAGGTAAAGTAACTGCAAGCCTTGTACATAAGCTAATGAAAGGCTTTAACAACGAAACCGCTAAGACGTATGTTAAAACCTTAGCGGGAGAAAGCATCGGGATTTACGATGATGATAACTATCAAAGCCCGGCAATGATAGCGGGTAGCGTCAACGAGTTTACCGCTATGCAAGAGTATTCTAACCTACCCGATGTAGGGCAAGTTATCTATGGCTCTAAAGTATTTGTACCGCTTGGTGAAAATGCAGGCGTAAGCCCTGATGGAGTAGAACTAAAGGATTTTGAGAAAATCTACCTTGAAGTAAAATGCCCTTTTACCCCTAACAAGTATGTAGAGTTGGTTGTTACTGATAACCTAAAGAAAGACCGCCCCGATGTTTACTGGCAATGCGTTATGAATATGCTTGTATTGGATTGTAGTGCTGCTAAGGTATTGGTTTATCACCCTAAAAAGGGCTTACGGACTATTGACGTGCCACGAATAGAGGAGGATATAATAGAGTGCCAAGAAGCTATTAATAAGGCGGTAGAGTTGAAGTTAGAGTTAACCGAAAAACTAATTGATGTACTAAACAATTAAACAACTATAAAATGAAATCAAAAGAACAACAAGCAGTAGATTGTATTAATCAATTTGCATTAGCCATTAAACGCAATAATGGTGAACTAAAAGAACAACCCGCTATTAAGATAGCTAACCACCATTCACAAGGTAATAATTATTTCTACCTGTGTGTTAGGGCGGGTTTATTTAAGCGTGTTGGCAGAGCCAATTATAGGGCAATGAAAACCGAATATACATTTGAAGATGTTAATGCAGTAAGGGTATATACAAGGAAATACGCTAAGAGTGTACCAAGCTACAAAACAGTTTACAAAAACACAGAACCGCATAAACCAAAGGTAAAGTTAGATGTAAAAGTAAAAGAGTTTTCATTGCTTTGGGGGTTAATTAAATTTAACTATTAGATAGTGTATAGCCTACAAATTAAGCCACTAAGCGTTAACCAGGCTTGGCAAGGAAAACGGTATAAGACTAAAGATTATTTGAGTTATGAACGGGCGGTAATGTTGATGTTGCCAAAGTTGAAGTTACCAGAGCCGCCTTTCATTCTCACACTTGAGTTTGGTTTTAGCAGCCCATTAGCTGACCTTAGTAACCCGATAAAACTTTTTGAGGATATACTCCAAAAGAAGTACGGTTTTAACGATAAGGAAATATTTAAGATAGTGGCCACCAAGCACCACACTAAAAAAGGTAACGAGTTTATTAACTTTAAAATTGAACATTATATAACCAATTAAAACAAATGGAACAACAAACACTTTTTGAAGAAAACGTAGAACTTATTTATGTTGAGTCGGTAATAGGTTCGGGCTATGAAACACAAGTAGCTGAATTAGCTTTGATTGATAAAATTGCATATCGTGCGGCACGTAAGAATATGCAAAAACATTCAGCTATTATATTAAAAATAGATGGCGAGTTTGCCGGGTTTATGACCTTTGAGGTAAACCATAAGGTAGGTGAGTTTTGCCTTTTACAGTCTGCTATGTATCCCGAAAAAAAAGACAAGCGTATTTATAGTATGATGGTGCAAAAAATTATAGACCAAAATACTTATGGCTACCATATGATTATGACTGTATCTAAAAAACACGATTTAGAAAACCCTAAAGTATTTGCAGCGTTGGGCTTTAAAGTAAATTTAGAAAAAAGCGAATTTGTTTATATGTACTATGGTACTGAACAACAAGTAAGGGTTAAAAGGTTATGCCATATGGCTATGACTAATCTATGGCTATCTACATCGGGCGAATGGTTAAAAGTTAAAAGGGAGTGGAACGAAAAATTAGAAGCCGCAGGGTTAAAGTATAACATACCTAATCCTAAATTTGCAAGCCGTGAGGGTTGTTGGCAGGGTAAAGCGGGTATGTCTAATATTGTGCTATCTAAACAAAAGGTAGAAGATGGTGAAATTATTACAGATGCTACAAAAGATTTAAACGGGAACGCATCTGTATTAGACCCTACTGCTTGTGAAATAATCGTTAGAATGTTTATGCCTACAAATGGTTGCAGGGTTTACAATCCTTTTGGTGGTGGTGTTCAAATGGGTTTTGTAGCAGGTGGCTGTGGGTATGAATATCTATCAAGCGAAATAAGGCAAAACCAATGTGATGCAAATAATGCACTATGTCAAGACTATTACAATGTAAAGTGGATACAGTCCGATACATCTAAATTTATACCTAAACAAAAATATGACCTTATATTTTCTTGCCCCCCCTATTACAAGGTAGAAACATATTTAGACTATGATGGTAAAGCACCTGAGGGCGAACTAAATTCATTACCTACATATGAAAGTTTTAGGGATATGCTTTTTGAGGGATATAAAAATGCTATTTCAGTTATGAATGATAACACTTTCTTTGTTGTAATGACTGGTGATAGCAGGGATAAAGATGGTGGGTATTATGGTAGCGATGCTGAACATGAATTGTTTTTTAAAGAGCAAGGGTTACACATATACAATAAAATCATTTATTTAGAAAGTGAGTTTACTCGTAGGGCAACAGCTAAGAAAACATTAAACAGCCGAAAATACCCAAAATGTGAGCAGCGTATTTATGTGTTCTACAAAGGTGATACGTCTAAAATAAAAGATTTATACCCAAATATAGGTAGGTTATAATGAGGGAATATTCTAATAAAATATCTCTAACTAAAAACTCAAGAGGTATATATAGTTTAGATACTATTATTGGTTGTAATAGCGGCATGGCAAATGAGGTAGGAGGGTGTTATAATGATTGCTATGCTGCTAAATCAGCTAAACTATATGGGTACGACTTTAGTAAAAATGTTAATCGGTATTTTGAAAGCGAAAAGCAAAGGTTAAATATAGTTAAGGCTATTAATAAAATAACTTTGCCATTTGTTAGAATAGGTACAAGCGGAGACCCGTCCGAAGACTGGCAGCATACTATTGACATCTTAGAAGGCATTAAAACCTGCAACAAAGAAATAGTTATAATTACCCGGCACTGGCATAATTTAACCGATATACAATTACAAAAAATACAAAGTCTTAATGTCTGCATAAATACAAGTATATCAGCGTTAGATAATGAGAATGTATTAAACAATTGTCTTGCTCAATATAACAGGCTAAAACCATTTTGTAAATCAGTTTTAAGAATAGTTAGTTGCAATTTTAATTTGGAGAATAGCACTGGACATAGACTATTTAAAATACAAAAAGAACTATTTAAAAATGAGGCTGTTATTGATACAGTATTAAGGGTAAACAATAAAAATAGGTTTGTTAAAGAGGGAATTATAAAAGTTGAAAAATCCAAGTTTTTAGGCAAAAATGCACTTGTCAGTAAATACAATAAAAGCACCTATTTTGATAAGTGTTCAACTTGTTTTGAAATGTGTGGTGTTAATGTTAAAACTGGTAAAGATAAAAAGCGTTCAAACGTTCAACTTAAAATGTTTAGAAAGTAGTATATAAGTAAAAATTAATTAGTATATTGCACACGCACCATTCAATTACATCAACAATGACAAAGCAATTATCTATTAACAATAAGCCTCTAACAAGGCGCAATCGGAGGGAGTTGATGCCCGGTGCAACCGATTGTGTCTTAAAGTTAGGGGCTATACTTTTTTAGATATGGCAAAGCGACCTTACGTTAAATTCTATGTTGATGATTTCTTTGGTAGTTTTAAAACCCAAAGGATGACTACCGAACAAATAGGTGCTTACTTTCTTATGCTTATGGCATCAAGTCAAGAAGATAATATAGACCTTTTAGATGATGATGAGTTGCTGGGTTCTATCACAAGGCTTGGCAAAAAATTTAAAAACAATTCAAAGGTTTTAAAAAGTTGCTTTAAAAGTGATGATGGTAAGATTTACAGCGACAAGCTAAGAAAGGTACTTAAGGAATATGATACTTACGTTGAAAATCAACGCATTAAGTCTTTAAAAGGAGTTGAGGCTCGCAAACCCACGGGTAACCCACGGGTCAATTATTCAGAACCCACGGGTAACCCAACCATAACCATAACCAAAACCAATAACCATAATATAAAAGAAAGTAATAAAGAAAAGGTGGCGGCTTTTACAAAGCCTACTTGGAACGAGGTTGGTAACTT